TTGGAATTAGAAGATGTAATTGAAGAGTATTTGTATCACTGTCTGGCAAAAGGGTTCACTTCAAAAACAATGAAGAATAAACGCCAAGAAATGAAGCAATTAAAAAGGTTTCTAATGGATGAGAAGGGGATAAGCGAGTTAGAAGCCGTCAATACACTACATTTAAAGCAATACGTTAGAACGAAATATAAAGACGGTTTACAGCCACAATCAATAGTGTCTATGTTTAAAATGGTTCGTGCTTTCTTTAGTTGGTGTCAGAAAGAGGAATACCTTAAAGAAAATATTGCAAAAAAGGTGGAATTGCCGAAAGTTCCTAAAAATTTACTAAAGGGATTTACCATTCAAGAGGTATCTGCAATGATAGACGCATTTAGTTATAAAAACTACATTGAAGCAAGAAATAAGGCAATAGTAGCCATGTTAAGCGATTGTGGGTTGCGAGCGATGGAGATTAGAGGGTTATTGACTCAAAACGTAAAAGAAACAACGATTTTAGTTAATGGTAAGGGGAATAAGGAGCGTATTATGTTCATCTCTCCACCGTTAAAAAAGATTCTAATTCGATATGAGCGATTAAGAAAGCAGTATCTCAAAGATAAAATTGTTAAGACAGATAATTATTTTTTGTCTTATACAGCCGACCCATTATCACATATGGGGATTTATAACGTAATTAAAGAAGCAGGAAAAAGAGTAGAAGTTGAAGAGGTAAGATGTAGTCCACATACATTTCGTCATTTCTTCGCTGTTCAGTGTATTTTAAATGGAATTGATATCTTCACATTATCAAAATTACTAGGTCATTCTGATGTATCGACCACACAGCGTTATTTACAGTCATTAGAGGATTTTGAACTTATTAAGAAGGCGATGCCATCTAGTCCATTAATGAATATTGGGAGGTCTTCATAATATCTTTCTCGTCACTGACATTGAAACAGAAAGCGTCATTGTTTCAATAGTTGTTTAATTGTCAACGAAAAAAGAAGTAGAGTGCTACCAACACTCTACTTCTCACGTTAGTTTCATTCGCATTAAAACTAAATAGGAAAAATCCTACACCTTCATTTTATCGAAAAAAATTTGATGATGCAAGGGCTATTAAGTATTGTCTTTTTTATGAAGTGTACGGTAATTTTCAAACGTGGGAATGACCTAACACCACGCTAAACACTTGAACAGGTTCGCTAAGCCAATGTCATAAAATTAAGCGTATACTCTCAAAAGCGTTTCCTTGTTTACGCTGAGTATAGTCTAGGAGAGAACGTCCATAAACGGTTTGGTAAAGGTTGCTTGGTGTACTACGGTGCAGGTAGCAACGAATAAGAAAGATAATATTAGGTTACGAATAATTAAGGATATGTCAGTAGTACAATTCCTTCCCTAAATCTTTCGGCATGTTGGACAAGCATGGCATGTTAAAAGTTCGTTGTAGGTGAAAATCTAACGTTCAAACAAGGTGTTACTATGCGGAAACCTTAACCCGATATACAATGTTGGAGTGACAATGAACGTCTGCTTTATATCGCTTTAACTTTTTCATTTTTGCGATATAAGGTAGTCATTCTCTGCCCTAGCCGTTGTCCTTTCCACTCAACCAATGTTGAAGGACGGACACCGAAAGTCAATAGAAAAATGTGTAGGTGCTCAAAAGTTAAAATCACGAAAAGATTAAAAAGTCAAGAATTATATAACACATTTTTTGACAAGTGTAACAAAAAATGTTATACTTTAGTTAAGGGTTTGGGAGAACCTATGTATAGATATAAGGGGAATGAAGTATGAGAGAATTAATTAAAAAGTATCAAGAAACTGGACAAGATAGAGAAATTTTACAAGTGTTATTGGATTATGTGGATGAAGATTTAACAACATTGAAATACAATGATAATGCACCAGAAGTAAAAGATGGTTTAAAATATGTGGCTTATCGTATTAGAGCATTTATGATGAAAAGTTGTTTTGCCAGAAGAAATGCTAGGAATTTAACTGAAAGAAGTAATCAAGTAGATGATTTTGAAGGGTTACATGAATTTCTAGATTACTTATATGAGGTAGATTGGATTAAGTTAGATTGGAGAGCGTTGCGTAATTATGATTTTTCTTCAATTTACGTTAATGAAAGCGAAGTAAGAGATTGTTTAGGTGCTACACAATATGATTTCTTTAACCTTTTAAAGAAATTTGAAGGATTGGGGCAAAGTAGCGATGAGTTTAAAATAGATTTTAAACAAACTAAAGATAATTTATTACCATTGTTTGAAGAAGCATTTCTTTACGCAATTAAGAAAGTGGATTGTGAGAGGGAAACAAAAGAAATGGTTAAATATATAAACAAAGCAATGTTAACGAAATTCATTGAATTACAAATGAAGAGAGATAATGTTAAGCGTATCCGTAAAGGAAATAAATCTACATATGTAAAAGCAGAAACAAATGCAGAAGAAACAGATATTTGGATGATGATGTTTGGTAAGACATTGAAGCACATTGGAGGATTAGAAGCATTTAGTTTATGGCTTACTCCAAACCAAACTAAATTTGTGCAAGACGTTTACAATATCATTGAAAAAGATTTAAAAGAAAATAACACAGGTGCTTTCAGATGGAAAGAAGACGGTACACCTGTTTTGAAGAAACGTCATTTAGCAAAGCAAATGGAAGTCATGACAAATCAAAAAATAACTGAGACAAACTTCAAACAAACTCTTAAACGTTGTGAAAAGAAAATCTTTGATAACTGGAAAGAAGTAATTTCAAATAGATTCTAAACCACTCATTTTAACTGTATGAGTGTTTTTTTATCTCTTCTAATAAAAAGTCACCTCAAACACTAAAAAATCCACCTAATAACTTTAACGATTTCATATAACAAATTAAAACGTTACACTTTTCCATATATTTATTTTATGTATGAAGGCGCTAATTTAATAATATTTTTTGCTTTCGAATTGAAAATTTTAATTATGCAACCCCTTTGCATAATCAATTCCCCTTAAAGGGATTACCTTGAAATTAGTTACAACGGACTGCTAACCGTTGTAACCTGCTAGGATTTTATCTTAGTGATAGCCAACTGGTGGAAACGGTACGACTGTACTGTTTCCTATTTTTATTGAATTAAAAGGAAGTGTTAAATAAAAATGGACGAAATCTATAATCAAGAACAGGTACAAGATGTTGAGGAAATTGAATTTAAAGACACTCAACAAAATGAAGAAATAGTTGAAGAAAAAACTTATTCACAAGAAGAAGTAGATTTACTATATAACCAGATTGAAGAGTTGTCACAATACAAACCAAAGGAACTAACAGAAGATGAAACTAAAATTCAACAAAAGTTAGAATCTATTTGGAAGAGAGAGGTTGCACAAACCTTAAAAGAAGAAGGCATTGAAGTTTTCGCTGACTTCATTAACGTTTCTGTCGATGATACAGAAGCATTAAATAATCAAATTACAAGATTAAAGGAAATCATTGGTCAACTAGAGTTGGCGAATGGATATAAACCGACCAATCATAAACAGGTGGATGGTTATAGCATTGCTAAGAAAAACAAAGACACTAAATCTATGATTAGTCAAAAATTAAATTTTTAATATAAGAAAGAGGAAAAAAGAATGTTAGATTCTAAAAAATTAACTACACAGGAAAATATTCATCTTACCGATGAAATCGCTTTAGTATCACCTATCGCTACTCCTTTCATGGCTTTACTTTTAAGCAAAGGGTTATATGTTGACTCGAAAGGTAAATTTCACACATGGAGAGAAAAAACTCTTGATGGTACTGCTGACATTTCAGTTGATGAAGGCATTGACGCAACTCAATTCGTACAATCTGGACGTGCAGAACTAAATAACGTTATGGAAATCTTCTACAAAGCAACTTCTGTATCTGGTACAGCACAGGCAACAGGTGCTGTTGGCGACTTATTCGCACAAGAAATCAATGACCGCTTAATTGAACTTGCTATTGGTATGGAGAAAAAACTAATTAATGGTGTTAAGAACGATGGTGCTAGCGGTAAACGTCAAATGGATGGTATTTTAAAATTTGTTGACGCAGATAACGTTGTAAACGGTGCTACTAAAGATGTATTAACTGAGAAAGAAATTAAGGAACTTGTTAAGAAATTATGGACAGCAGGAAATGAAAATGGTGAATTTTATGCATTAGTTGGTGCTGACTTAAAAGACCAAATTGACGAACTATACAAAGACCGTTATTCTTACCAACATGTGACTACTGACTTCGGTATTGTTGTAAATTCTGTAGAAACTTCTTACGGAAAAGTTAACTTTATCCTAGACCGTTATATGCCAGCAGATAAAATTGTTGCATTTGATGTAAATGCTCTTAAAGTTGCTTTCTTACGTCAACCACAATTTGAACAACTAGGTAAAACTGGTGACAATGTTAAAGGTCAGGTAGTGGCAGAATGCTCACTTGAGGTTGGAAGTAAAAAAGCAGTCGCAGTTTATAACCTTAAACAAGCGTAATAATGTAACAAACAATGAATAGGTAGAGGGGTTAACCCTCTCCTATATTATTTTGATAATCGTTTAAAATTTTAAATAGGAGGTAATCAAAGTGAACATTAAGGATGAATATGTGTTAAAGCGCAGAAAAAAGAAAATTCGTTTGCGACAATTAGCCGAACATATTGGATGTTCACAATCATTAATCAGTCAATATGAGACAGGTAATTGTGAAATGGATAGAGTTAAAATTGATAAGTACAAAGAATTTATAGATAACTTTTAAAAAAACACTTGACAATTCAGTTTTATGTAATACATAAATTTGAAATGTGTAACAAAAAATGTTATACTATATACAGGATGAGGAATCATCCAAATAAATTAAAAAAGATAAGTTAAAGGAGTGAAATATGTGGAAGTAGTAGAAACTTAACTCTTTTACTCAATCAGCACGTGAGTAAAAGGGAATAAGGGAATAATACATAACATTTATAAAATTTAATAATAAAATAAAAAGATAAAAATATGGTTTTATCAAACGTTGAAAACATAAATTAGTGCAAAAGTTTTAAGAGTGAAAGTTACACTTTCGCTAATTTATGAAGCAAGGTTTTAAAAATAAATTTCCTCAATGGGTATTTGAGGAAGCAGATTTTACAGTATGTATGAGCGATGATATTGATAGTTTAGTTGGTGCAACAATCCTCAAACAAGTTAAAGATTGGGAAGTGGAACATTTCTACGATTTCAACAATCTTTACTCCACAAATAAAAAAGACAAACGCAAAGCAGTCGGTGTTGATATTGCCCTTGTAAATGGCATGACATACGACAATCACGTAACAATGCTCTCCAACAAAAGTAAACCAAACATAATGAGTGCAAATCCAAACATAATTGAAAGAGTTTCAAGAGATAACTACACAGACAAATATGCAATGAGTACAGCATTGCTACTATACGCATTATATGATATTCCATTGCCTTCAACAGAAGATGGAAAACTAATGCTCATGGCAATTGATTCTAGTTACTTAGGATACTACGATTACAAAGGTAGATTTAGAGAAACCCAATGCAATTGGCTAGAAAAAATGGGCATGGAAGAAATAATTCGTCTTCAAGAAAGACATACATTAATGGACTTTGAAGAAGTACAAAGAAGATATAATTCTTCTAAAAAAATACTCTTAAATGACAGCGGTTTCTGGGAAACGAAAATGGATTTAGAGGGTATTAGTAAATTGTTGGAATTGGATATTATCCTTCCAAATAAACAATTCGAAATTAGAAAAGAATTTACTCGTAATATATACGATTTAAAAAATGGATGTACATATGATAACCAACTTGTTAATTCTCATTACAATCCATTTTCGTATGCTCTTACGAGTAAGAAGAAGTTAAATATGACGTTGATGTAATCAACGGCTAAATCCAAGAGAGGAAGATATATGGACATGAATAAATATTTTTTCTGTTACAGCACGAATTTACACGACTTTTTAAGGTTTGAGAAGGAATTAAGATTTATTTGTACAGCAATTCATGATAAGACAAATAAGCGTTTTTGGTTGTTTGAAAGAACAGAAGAATTGGTAACAGCGTTAGTAGAATATCGTATCAATGGAGAAGAAAACAAATACATAAAAGGGTAATACTATATCAATTATTTTAAATTAAGGGGAAATTTAAATGAAAATGACAACGGATAATTATATCCAAATTCCAAACGTGGCGTTTGGGTTTGGTACAGAGTACAAATTAAATAACGATGAGTTAAAGGTGTTTGCTTATCTTCAATTTATGAAAAATGTTGGCACAATGAATATCAGAACACATGTGACAATCATTGTAGAGGATTTGGAATGGGCAACTTCAAAAGCAAGTCGAGACAATGCAAGGGCAGGAAAAGCATTGGAAGGTTTAAGAGATAAAGGTTATATAACTTTATCTTTCAACGGTGATGTAAAAAAGAATGCACTAGCAATTGAAATAAACGATGAAATGAAGAAAGAGACAGCAGAGAGGAAAGTTGATTGGAAACAGAATCCATTCAAATTCAAAGGTTTTACGCCAATTAAATCAAGTGAATACAATTTAGCAGGAGGAAATAATTATAACCTAACAGTTATGGCTTACCATAATTGGAGAAATAACGCACAATTCGAATATGCTATTTGCGACAAAGAATGGTGTGAAGTGCTGGAACTAGGCATGACACGAACAAGGGAAATTATTAACGATTGTGCATTTTTAACAAAGGTTTCTGGTAAAAGATATCAAGATGAAACTGGACAATGGAAGCAAGAAACAAACCAATATGTAAAAAGTACGTCTATTAAGACGAATTTAAAAGAAACTGAAACAACAAATAAAAACTTATCCTTCCTTGAAAGAGAGAAAGAAAAGGTAACCGACTTATTGGTTAAATTTGATGATGTTGTTTTTAGAGAAATCTTTGACAAAAAAGTCAAATTTGATTGGAAAGGTTACAGAGCATGGACAGAAACTAAATGTGACATTGTAAAACAAGCAGGTGCTAAGAAATTCGAAATTCTTGAAAAAGCAGGTCAAGGTTGGGTTAGAGAGAAACTTGAAACAGAATATCAAGATTATCTATCTAATCAAAAACAAGTAGAAGCACATTTTAAGCGTATGGAAGCACAGATGGGACAAGAAGATTGTGTTGACATGGAAGAATGGCAAAAACAGCAAGCGAAGAGGCGTGCAGAGAAAAAAGCGAAGGAACCAAAATGGGATTTCTTTGATGAATGTATGTAAGAAAGAGGTTTAAGTAAAATGACATTAAAGGAAGCATTAAAGAAAGTTACAAAAGAGAATCGTATGTATTTTAATTATAAATTCCCAGATACACGATTCAATCAAACTATTCAGCCAAAAAATGAAGAAGAATTTCTTATTTCAGTTGGCAGAAAAACTATGAATGGTTTTACAAATTGGGAAAAGACACCAGAGTATGCAAATTTGGTGGCACTGTATTTACAATCTAAAATGATTGATGATATACATACTATTTACAAGGTTGTGAGAGAAAAAGCATTAACAGGTGATGAAAAGCAAGTTAAATTGCTATTAACTCTTAATAAAGAAATCAACAGTATTATTAAAGCAGGGGCAGAATTATCTAAAGTAGATGAAGAACCAGAAGACGATGGGCTGATTGTATAATGGCAAGAAAACCTACTACAGCAGAAAAACTAAAATTAATTAACAATGACCCTGTTTTGTGGCTTAAAAATTTCGTCAAAATCACGACTAATACAGGGGATTACATACCTTTTGTGGTTAATGACCAACAAAAGAAATTCATTAATGAAATGGGACGTTTTAATGTAATTGCAAAGGCAAGGCAAATTGGTTTTAGTACAATGTCATTGGCTTTGTGTTTATGGATGGCAATGAACAGACCACGAACAAATTATATGATAGTTTCCTATAAACAGGAATCATCAACATCATTATTTGACAAATTAAAAATGATGTACGATGACCTTCCACATGACAAATTTAAGTTTCCAAAAGATACACAAAACAACCGTAACCAATTGAAATTTGATAATGGTTCATCTATTACGCTTGCAACCGCTGGAGGTAAAGATGTAGGTCGTGGTACAACATATGAATACATTCTTTTATCGGAATTTGCATTCTACGAGAATCAAGATTCAATTTTATTATCAGCAGAACAAGCATTAGCAAAGAGTAAAACGTCAAAATTAGTAATTGAAACAACCTCAAACGGTTTTAACACCTATCAAAAACTCTTCGATAACGCATATAAGGAAAACTCAAAGTACAAAGCATTTTTCTTCCCTTTCTATTCTTCTTCATATGCAAAACAATTTAAAGATGATTATGACGAAGCGGAAGCATGGTATAAAGAAAATAATAAAGGAAAGCGTCTTACTAAAGATGATTTAGAGCAAGACGAATTATATTTATATGAGCAAGGAGCAACGCTGAAACAATTAATGTGGCGTAGATGGAAACTACTTGATATGACCCTACAACAATTCTATCAAGAATTTCCTGCAACTCCAATGGAATCATTTATTAGTAGTGGATTAAATGTTTTCGACCAACAAAAAATAGTTGAACGCTCAAAATATATTAAAAAACCATTGGTATATAAAGAGATAAAGGTGGGCATTCCAGATAGTATTGCGAAATATATTGGGAAATCGTTAATGATTTATGAATTGCCAAAACAAGGAATTAAATATTATGCAGGTGTGGACACTGCAAGTGGTAGTGGTGGCGACTATTCTACTATCTCAATTTTAAATGCAGACGGTGAACAGGTATTAAGTTTTTACGACAATAAAATTCCTGTTTATGAATTTGCCAAGTTGCTTGATATTATTGGCAAATGGTATAACTATGCTTTCTTAACAGTAGAAAGAAACTCTTTTGGTACGCCAATTTTAGAACGTTTACGAAAAGAATATGAGTATATGAATTTGTACAAACATAAAATTTTCAATCAGCAATTAGGCAAAAAACAATTGCAGTTAGGATATCAAACTACACAGGTAACAAAAAATATTATGATTACAGATTTAAAAGAGCAATTTGAATTAGAAATGATTCTTATAAACTGTCAAGAAACATTAGACCAGATGCAAATTTATGTTGAAACTGATGGAAAAACAGGAAATAAAAAAGGTAATGATAAACATGATGATTGTGTAATTGCTATGGCATTAGCAATTCAAGGTATTAAGCAAAATAAATGGTATGTTTAAGGAAAATGTAGTATTATTTTTCCATATTATGGTTAATCGGAGGATTACAATGAAAACTAAAAATGAAAAGGATGCTATAAAACTATCAAAGATTCTAAATAAAATTGGTGTTAATAGTCCAAGTGAAATTGTTAAAGGTGAAACATTCGCAAAGTTAGTTGAAAACTTTTCTAAATTACCAGTAGAAACTCTGGAAAATGTGTTGAAGAATATACCTAATTTTCAAGAACTAGCAAAGCAGTATATGGATAATTTAAATCATTCATTTGATAAAGTTGTTGACAATTTAATTGAAGAACAAAGAATGTTGTATAAAATGCTAGAAAAAGATACTCTATCTGATAGTCAAAGAGTAGAAATTATGAATGAGATTAGAGCGATTAGAAAAGAAATTCGCTATAAAGATATTGTATATAATATACAAAATAATAAAGCGTTTCAGATTGGAGCGTTGGCAGTTATTACTATTGCAGGTGCACTTGCTACTAAGGGGAGAAAGTAAATTAATAATGTTTTAAGCATCCTTTTAAAGGGTGCTTTTTATTTAGGAAAGGAAAAAGAAATGAATTTAAAAGATTATATAAAAACCGTACATAATGGTAATCAATTCTGGTTTGTTGATGAGGTGTCTCATTTTGAAAATCAGAAAAGAATTTTAGACACAATTGAAAAGAAAAAATATTTGGATGGTAAACATGCTATCTCAAATAGGGTTGTAGAAAGTTATAATAATAAACCATATCAACAACGACAAGTTTTATTACAGTATGCAAAGTTAATTGTGAACCTTGAAACTACTTACCTATTAAAAAAACCGATAACTTTTACTGGTGAGGAAAAAATTGTTGGAGATATGCAGAGGGTGTATAAGAAAGGTAATTATGACAAGATTGACTTCGACCTGCTAAATAATTTAGTTAAGTATGGTAACGCATATGAGTATGTGTATATCAAAGATGATGGAAATGTGAGCAGTAAGGTCGTTCCGACAGAATGTGGATATCCTATCTATAATGATGAGAACGATATGATTGCATTTGTTGAGTATTATACATCATTAGAGAGTGACTTCTATGTTGTTTATACACAAGAGGAAGTAGTGAAGTATTCAACAATTGGAGGTATGGATTTACGTGTTGTGGGTTCTTATAAAAATGTTAGTGGTTTACCAATTCACTATAAAACAGATAATGAATTGAGCACGACATTTGGAAAGAGCGATTTAGATGACTTTATTAACATCATTGATGCTATGGAGGATTTACTATCTAAGTTTAGTGATTCATTCTATAAACATCATAATCCAATCCCAGTAGTTATTGGGCAACAACTAAAAGGAGAGGGGCTGAATCCTCATATCGTTGGTGGTGGAATTACTTTAGATGATGGTGCTGACTTTAAAATGGTAAGTAATGGTGTCAATCATAAGGCATTTGAAGTAATCTTCAATACACTTATGCAACAACTGATTAACATTGCAAGTGTTCCTGCTGTAGCATTAAATGCTTCTGATGTAAGTAACTTATCAGAGATGAGTATGAGAATGCTGTATCAACTTGCTGACATGAAGGGTGGACTCAATGAGCGTTACTTAAGAGAGGGACTAGAGCAACGTAACAGCAAGGTAGTGGGGCTGTTAGGTAAGCAAGGTAAGGTATACAATGAAGATGCTATTGATTCGTTAGATATGGTGTTCCACTATGCAAGACCAGTCAATGAGACAGAGGTCATTGATAACTTAGTTAAGATGTATGATGTTGGTGCAATCAGTATGGAGTCATTGGTTGCAATCAATCCATATGTTAGCAACGAACACCTAGAGTTGAAGCGTATACTTGAACGTGAGAAACGAGTTAGTGAGCAGAAGCAAGTCAATGACAAGGTCAATGAGTATGAGCAAGCAAAGACAATGGATGTAAAAGCAGACGTTGCAACTAAGAAAGAGGATGCAGTCGAGGGATAAGAGAGACATATGTGAGTGTTGTGATTGTGTGTGGTGAGTTAGTAATAATATTGTTATATCAATGTTTAGTGATGTAAAGGTATTACTTTCATGCGACACACTGTTAAGTAATACCTGTGTACGAGGGCATGCCGAGCCAAAAAAACAAACGAACAAAATTGAGAGAGGTATTTAGAGAACAAACGTTCGAAATACTCCTTTTTGTTCGTTTTTGGGTTGGTGAATAAGTGCGTTTGGAAGGAGATGAACGCAAAACAAAAAACGAACATTCCGACTGAATAGTCAATAAATGTTCGTGTGATAGGACTTCCTATAACCTTAATTATGTAAACTACCATATAATTAGTATTATGGGGGTACTTCTTTATTCGTGTATTGTTCATTTTTTGTGTTTCCAAAGGTGAGAAGTCGAACAAAGCGTTTACCCCATGTTCACAAAATGCTCCTATAGCCAACCTCTCAACACACACCCTAAAAAATTTTCAGAAAGGAGAATCCATGATGTTTGATTCTATCCTAAATTTACCTAGTCAATCTCTATTATATCTTGAAAACAAAATCAAATCAATGTACCTAACATTAAATCCAATCAAACAACGTCCACTAATGACAACAGAACAATATGAAGTAATCTATCCATATGTTGCAAACATGTTGTATCAAGAGTTGTCCTTTACTCCATATGATACAACTCTTGTTCATTTTGAAGATGATGAGAACATGGGATATGAAGTGAATGGAATCAAACTGAATGGATTTTACATTACGGAACACCACAACGCTAAAACGCATATATTCGTATTTACATACGAAGGAATCTGGCTCTATAACAATGAGCCATTGGATACACCAACTTACATTCAAGAGTACATTAACAGATTAGTTTGCAACTCTCATGAATGTTTAATATATAACAAATCAATTACAAAGGAGAATATAGATATGGATAATATCGAAAGATTACAAATGGAAATCGGTGGTATCGAATTGCCGTATGAAGAATTAATTGTGTATTTAGAGGAAGAAGGAGTTGACGGTGACGTAACTTACAATGCATCGTCAAAAGCCAACAAGAAAGCAATTTATGCGACTGCACTAGCAATCTTAAATTCAATTGCAAACCAACCACACTTAATCAAAAACTATAGACAAGATGATATGACAATTGACAGTTTTGCTAAGTATTTGCAAGCACGAATTGACCAATTAGAAAAGAAGATTCGTCAAATGCCAAATGAAGATTCTGCACCTAGCAACTTCTTCAATTTATTTCAATAAGAAAGGAGGATAAAAAATGGATAAATTTAATATTTTTAAACTGCAATATAATGCATTCAATGACATGATGTCATTAGCGGGTCAAGAAGTGTTTATAAATGGCGCTAAGAAGTATGGAATCATTACAAATACTGATACTCGAGAATTTAATGATAAATATCTTTCAACTAATTTCGCAATGATGCGTGGAGATTACATCTATTATAACGACATGTATTGGATGATTTGGAATCAAGTAACTGTACCACGTTCGGAAAATTATAAAGGGATTATGAGACAGTGTGAGCACAATATCATATTTAATTTAAAGTATGTGGATGAAACAAGTAAATATCTTTTGAAATGTCCTGCGGTTATTCAGCGCACAAGTGATTACACACAGCATTATCAAAGCACAGTATCAATGGTTACAATTGATTCAGAGATTCATGTGTTTGTAAGGGATACTTCTTTGACCAGAAAAATTATGAAACTTGTTGGTAAAAGCGATGGACAAATAATTATAGGAAACAAAAATTATAGTATTATCGGTGTATCTGTTGAAAAGAAGGGATATTTAAATATTACCTGTCGTTTGGACAATACAACTTCTTTTTCTGATTATGTTAATGAAATTTATTGGAGAGAAACTAGACCTACTGATTGGGAAAGTCAAATTGATGATTCTTTATACTACCGTGAAGGTGTAACGCCTACATTACCTAGTGCTCCTAATGGATTACAAACCAATGTTGGTGAAATTAAGGGTTTTGATATTAAAAATCAAACACCTACATCCCTTGGAGAGATTAGTTTCTCTTGGACACACGATGATAATAAAGTTAAGTATCGTGAATGGGAGGGATATAAGGTTGTATTTTTAAAAGATAATGTGGAGATTTCAACTACTACAACTATATCTGATTCTATTAATTATACAAACTTGCAAGCAGGCGAGTATTTTATTAAGGTTTCTATTCTATTTAATACATATGTAGAAGAAGGAAGTTTAGCACAGACATCTAATAAATTTCAAATTACAGATGAAACTGTTAAACCTTTACCACCTAACAACTATGAAACTAATGTATCACCAATGGACATTAAAGCAGTAGGAGAAGTAGCCGAAGATGGAGATGGGATAGTTACTTATACATGGGGTAAAGATGTTAATGCTGAAAACTATTCTGGTTTCGTTGGTTATACACTTTATCTATATCGTAATGGTACATATTCTTACTCATTAAACTTTGATAAAGATGTAATGTCTTATAAATGGACTAACAGAGGTGAGGGTACTTATTCTGGTAGAATCTGTGCACGTTTTATAAATGGTGAAATAGAGAAATTAGGTTCAGAGAAGTTTTTTGGAAATGTAACAGTTCAAAATAATTTTGACAGCGGTGACCCTTGGTAA